AGAATCTCTTATCAAAGAACTTGAAGAAGAGGCTTATGCTAATCGCCCAGAGACCGTAGGTGATTACAAGTTGCCAGACGTTATTGATGAGTCATTAGCTGTAGACAATCAATTACTTCAATGGTGGGCAAATCATGCATTTGAGAATGGCTTTGGTCAAGATGAGTTTGAGCAAGGCATTCAACTTTACGCTGAATCAAACAATGCTAATGCGCCTGATTATGATGCTATTGTTGAAGAAGAAATGGGCAAGCTTGGTGATAATGCAACGGCTAGAACAGAAGCTGTGGGATTGTTTGCTAATAAGTTTTTTCCAACAGAGCAACTTTCAGCTATCGAACGCATGTGTGAAACTGCTGAAGGTGTACTAGCTCTTGAGCATATTATGGAAAACATGAAAGAAGGTGGGCCAGCTACAGCAAGTACACCTGTGCATCAGATCTCAGAGTCCGAGCTAAAGTCTATGATGATGGATGATCGTTATCATAACCCAACAAAGCGTGATCCTGATTTTGTAAAACAAGTGCAAGACGGATTTCAAAAACTTTATGGATAAAGAACTAATGCGTATTGGTCGGCTTTCTTTGACTAAAAGCAAGCCGGAACATGCAGAAGCTATTTGCGATTCGCTTAGATTTAATGACCAAAGAGAGTGTATGATATATGGCGCAACTCCACTAGAGGCTCTCACAGAACCTTTAGTTATATCTGGTGCTAAAACATTTACTTTAAAACTAGACAATAATCCTATTGCTATGACAGGAAATGTGCCTATTGATGAAGATCATGGACGCATATGGATGCTTGGCACTGGAGGCATTAACAAAAACTTTCGCCCATTCTTGCGCGGTTGCAAGCCTGTTATTGATCTGCTTCAAGAAGGCTATCTTTCATTAGAAAATTATGTGCCTATAGACCATCACGAAACAATAATGTGGCTTTCATGGTGTGGATTTGTGTTTGATGAAAGCACTTATGAGATGTGTGGGCATAGCATGATGCGTTTTGTGCGTTGCGTTAATGAAAAAAATAATGTCTATTATCTTGATAAACGGCCTGTAATACACTGAGCGACCCGCAAGGACAATTGCTATGATGCTGTTAAGCAGATAACCGCAGAGAATGTAACTTAACAACCTTAAAGAGAAGGACTGTAAAATGGCGAATACAATTGATACCGCCTTTATCAAACAGTTTGAATCAGAGGTTCACATGGCTTATCAGCGCATGGGTTCTAAATTGCGGAACACTGTACGCACAGTAAGCAATGTGGCCGGATCAGTAGTACGATTTCAAAAAATCGGTGCTGGCTCTGCTTCAACTAAATCACGCAACGGTATGGTAACTCCTATGGAGTTGGCGCATACAACCGTAGAAGCAACAATGTCTGACTTCTATGCTGCCGAGTATATCGACAAGCTGGACGAACTGAAGACAAACATTGATGAGCGTCAAGCTGTAGCTAAGTCTGCTGCTGCTGCTCTAGGTCGTAAGACTGATGAAATCCTTATTACAGCAATGGACGCTGGTGCTAACTCAACACAGATTAGCGCAACTGGTGCAGCCGTTACTAAGGCAAATCTTCTGACTGTCTTTGAGACTTTTGGTTCCGCTAACATTCCAGAAGATGGTGGACGCTACATTGCAATGCACCCAGCAGGTTATGCTGACTTGTTTGCAATCAATGAGTTTGCATCTTCAGACTTTGTTGGTGAGCAAAATCTACCATTCGCTGGTGGAATGACCATGAAGGAATTTCTTGGCTTCAAGATTTTCTCTACATCTGCTGTAACTGGTGGCAAGAACATGTGCTACCACACATCGGCTGTAGGACTTGGCATTACCGCTGATGTTTCAACTGAGTTAAACTACGTTCCTGAGAAGGTAGCACATCTAGCGACATCAATGATGTCTATGGGTTCTGCTGTCATTGATGACAACGGCGTTTACGAACTCCTAGATAATAACTAGAAAGGGGATTNGACATGGCATACGCAGCATCTGGTCTTAATCGTCTTGCAGGAGCATCAAATGGCAATCTCTGGTGGTACTCTACCGCTGATGCTATTGCTACTGTAAACAGTGCTGGTTATTTTAATGAGGCAGCGAACATGCTTGCAGTTCGTGACGTTATTATAGTATCCGATACAAACGCACCAACAACGAGTTTTGTTAGTGTGCTTTCTAATACTGGTTCAGTTGTAGATGTGTCTGATGGCACAGCTATAGCCGAAACAGACTCAGACTAAAGGAGTAGGGGAGGTTAAGGTATTAACTTACCTCCCCTAACCACACATGGCTTTAGTTAGTACCACTGCTGATTCAGCAATAGATATATCAAGTCGAGCTTTAATTCTTATTGGCGCAAGTCCAATTACTTCATTTGAAGAGTCAAGCACTGAAGCATTGGTTGCAGTGACTATGTATGAAGATGTTGCTAGGGCTGCGCTTGTTAATTCGCGGTGGCGTTTTGCTACAAATCAATCCGTTTTAAATCTTCTTAGCGATAAGCCTACTGGCAGATACAATAATGCGTACCAGCTTCCAAGTGATTCTTTAATGGTTCACGCGGTTACATGTAACGATAACCCAATTGAATATCAAATATATGGATCAAAGGTTTTTGCAGACACATCTGTAGCAGATTCAATTATTGCAGATTACACCTTTAGGGTTAATGAAGAACAATGGCCTTCTTATTTTACATTAGCTGTTGAGTATGCGCTTGCTGTTATTTTTGCGACATCTATTGCTAGAGACTCTACATTAGCTGGCGTTATGCAAGCCCAAGCAGAACGCGCAATGGCAAAGGCCCGCAGTCTTGACTCGCAGCAACAGACTGCAAGAAAGCTTTTCACTTCAAGGTTTAGTGTTGAAAGGCGTAGCTAATGCCTAGAATCCGAGTGCCTATTACAAACTTTCAGTTTGGTGAAATTAGCCCATCATTAACATCAAGAACTGATACTAAGATTTACAACGCTTCTGCTAAAAAGGTTGAGAATTTCTTTTTGCGTAATGAAGGTGGTTTGCTTAGACGTTTCGGAACAGAACGTATTTATGAATTTGACACAACGGTTGACACTTCAAAAACTCAACAATGTCGTTTAGTGCCGTTTATATTCTCTGATGATGAGCGATATATAGTTTCTTTTGAAAACGCAAAGATTAGGGTATTTATAATAAGCCCTTCCACTGGTGCCGTTTCTTTAACGCAAACAATAACACAAGATGTTAATAGTGCGGCTGTTCCATTTAGCGACAGCATTATAACTGATTTAACTTTTGCTCAATCTGGTGATGTAATGTTTATTGCTCATCAAACTTTTATGATACGCATGCTTGTACGCACAAGCCTTACTGCATTTGAACTTAGAACATTTAATTTTGATAGCCGTATTGACCAAGTTGGCACATATCAACCCTACAAATCTTTTCATAGCGCAAGCACAACTCTTGATCCTTCTGCAACAACAGGAAATGGTATAACCCTTACAACAAGTGCCGCTTACTTTGTTGCTGGACATGTTGGAACAACAATTAGGTATCATGAAAATGAAATAGAAATTACCGCTATAACTTCATCTACTGTAGCCACTGGCAATGTTCGTGATAAACTTATAGCGCACTTGGATACTGATGCTCTTGAGACTACAGATGGAACCGCTGATGTAAAGGTAACTTTCCCACTGCATGGTCTTACTGTTAATGATAGCGTTACTATTAGTGCTGCTGGTGCTGTTGGTGGAATTGCTGCCAATCAATTAAATGGCGCACGAACAATTAATGAAGTCATTGATAAAAATGTGTTTGTTATTACTGCTGGGCAGAATGCTAATGCTTCTGTTATTGGTGGAGGTAGCCCAAAGGTTGAGACACACGCACCTACAACCCAATGGGATGAGCAGTCATATAGTGCTTATAGAGGGTATCCAGCGGCAGTAGCTTTTCATGAAAACCGTTTATGGCTTGGGGGAACTATTGCTCAACCAGATGCTATCTGGGCTAGCAGAACTGGATTTTATTTTGATTTTGATGTTGGTGATGGTGAAGATGATGATTCACTTGACCTTACTGCTAGCATTGGTGAGATCAATACAATAAGACACATTGTATCTAACCGTGATTTGCAAATTTTTACCAGCACATCTGAATCATATATTCCCGCATTTGTTGAAGAATCTATTACGCCAACTAATGCACAGATTAAACGTCAGACACCTTATGGATCAAGCCATGTAAGGCCGCAAGTTTTTGATGGGGCAACATTGTTTGTTCAAAAAACAGGTTCTGTTGTGCGTGAATATATTTATTCTGATTCTGAAGCTGCTTATGTTGCTACAGGCATTAGCACTCTATCACCGCATTTAATTAAAGAGCCTGTTCAAATGAGCATATTAACTGGCGCAATTAATCGTCCAGAGTCATATGCCTTTGTTTTAAATAAAGACGGAAGCGTAGCTTTATTTAATTCTAATCGAGCCGAACAACGCGCTGGCTGGTCAGAGTTTACAACTCAAGGCAAATTTCATTCTGTGTGCGTTATTGATGATCGTGTATTCTTTGTAATGCAACACGACAAAGGTGATGGCACTCAGAAATTAATTCTTTCTGAAATGGATGAGCAATATAATTTAGATTTTTCAGATAAGTTTACAGGCTCTGCTGGTGTTTTTAATGTGTCTAGTCACTTTGCTAATGGCGCAGTAGTAGATGTAATTAACGGAACTGATTACCTTGGCAAGTTTACAGTCGCTGGTGGCAATGTAAATGTATCTGCGGTTCAAGAAATAACATCTGCTGAAATTGGCTACTCATTCAACGTAGAGGCAGAAACACTACCTGTTGATGCTCAAGTAGTCGGAGGGCCACTCACAGGGCAACCTAGAGCGATTAACAGGGTAATATTAGATTTAAATGACACTCTTTCTGTTTCTGTTAACGGAAACGGTCTTGTTATTCGTCAAGTAACAGATGATTTTAGCACTGATAGACAGGCGGTAAGTGGTAAAAAAGAATTTAGATTGCTTGGTTATAGTGATGATCCAACAGTTAAGATTACACAAACATCACCATTGTCATTACAAGTAAACGGTATAATAGCAGAGGTAGCATTCTAATGCTTGGTCTTCAAATAGCAGGTACATTATTGTCAGCAGCCTCTGCCATTCAAGGGGGGAAGGCTGCTGCTCAAGAAGCGGCGTTTAATCGCTACCAACTACAGCTTCAAGCTAGACAAACTAAAATTGAGGCAACGCAAAGGTCTAATCAACGATTGCGTGAACTTGCTAGCGCACAATCTAGCAACCTAGCTTTTATGGGATTGTTAAATAGAGACCCAAATGATCGTTCGTTAAAAGCTTTTATGGATCGGCAAAAGGAAATTGCCTACAAAGACTCTGATGAAATTCAATCTATGGGCATGATGAAAGCATCTCAACAAATTATGTCTGCAAACATGCAAGCAGTAAAAGCAAANAATGCTTTGCAAGCTGGTTATCTTGGTGCTGCTAGCTCTATAGTTAGTGGTCTTTATCGCTACCAACANATTAAATAGGTGTTAAAGTGGCAGTAATTAAACAAAAAAGAACAACCTTTGCTTCTAATATTGGTGTGGTTCGCGCAGATACAGGTGCTGCTGATGTATGGCGTGGTGTTGGCAAGATTGCTGACAATCTTATTCAAGGTTCATTTAATCAACTTAAACAAGAAGCATTAACAAAAGGTGCTGACGCAGCGCAAACTGCTTCTTTAAGGTCTATAAATCCAGAAACAGGAAAGCCGGAATTAGTTTCATCTATTTCTGCTCCAGAAGGCTTTGGCTCTGTAGCGCAGAATGCTTACAATCAAGTAATTGAAAAGCGTTATGTTAATGCAATTGAACAAGACTTTAAAACAAAAGCAGCAGAGCTAGCCTTAAAATATAAATACAATCAAGACAGTGTTAGTTTGTTTGAAAATGAGTTTGCTGATTTTATTGAGCAAACCACAAAAAACACTGTTTCAAAATTTCAAGGCACTGCCAAACAAATAGGCAGCGGATTGCTTGCTTCTAATAAATTAAATCTTATGGAACAGGATTTAGTTCGTAATAGAATTATTTTGTCTGATAATTTTAATTTAGCTCATAAAAATAATCTTTCTGATTTAGAAGCTATGCATAGTAGTCCAGAAATTAATATGCAAAAAGATGCTCTTAAATTAGAGCTTGGCAGTTTGAAAGATTTAGAAAATTTCTTTTTAGCTTTTCCAGATCAAATGAATGCTGCTGAAAAAACTAAATTTCAAACTGAAATATTTCAAGCAAGGACTGCTGGAGCTTTAAATAGAATTGGCAATTTTGTTTTAAATGACAAAGATTTAAATTCTCAAACTTTAAATGATGTAAGGCTTGTTTTGTCAAGCAATGGAGTTGGCTTAGAAGCTTTGCCAGAAGGGATTAAGGGCATTGTTTCAAGCTTAGTAAATGCTAAAGTTTTAACTAATTTTTCTGGGTCAGAAGATGTAAAGCCTGTAAGTATATTCCAAGATGTTAAAAAGTTTGCAGACACAACTTTAGCTAGCATTCAAAACAAGCTTGTTAGTAGAGAAAACGCTAAGATAGTATCTGAAACCAAAGACGACAGAGATCAAACTGAAAAGGATTTGGTTTTTCAAAATGAATCTCTTTTTGGATTAACTGAAGCAAGGCAAACGGCTGACAGAAATATTTCTGATAAAATATTAAATTCAGATATTGATGGTGCAATTGCTGAATTTGAATCTTACTCAAGAAAAACCACTGCTTTAAGCGATCCATCTTTAGGTAGGGCTGCAATTAATGTAACTACCGCACAATCGTCTATTCAAAACTTGCGTCAATCTCTTCTTACTTCTCTTCTTGATGTTGCCACTTCTGGCTTAACAGCAAGACAGTCTGAAGACTTAACGCAATACATAGACACTGGTGGGAAATATGGCGACGTTTCGGATAGTGCAAAACCATTAGCTGATAAAATTATTGATACGATGGATATTGGTGCTGATCGTAAAGAATTAGCTAGATATGGAAACGCTATCAATGTTGATAAAGCTAGGGTAGAGAAGGCTAACGCTGCAACTAACTCAACTATAAAAGCACAGAACCAAATTAAAAATAGGCAAGGTAGCAGCACAGACGCTAAACAGACTGAGGTTATGGACGATGCTATTATTAACACAATAGGACAGGGAAACGAGCAGTTTTTTCTTACATCTGAGGCTGTTGAAAGTAGAGATGTTTGGGGCAGAAGTATAATAAACGCAAATGTTTTGCCTGATTCTTTACAAAGCTATATGAAAAATGTTTATAGCGGTGCAAAAATGCCTGAAAAAGAGATGCAAAACTTAATGGTTCTTTATGACAAGTTTAGTCGGGTGTTAAAAGAAGATGGCAGTAAAGCTGCTGTAAACATGTGGGCTAATTCTACTTTAACTAATAAAGAAAATGCATTTTTCCAAACTGTTTTAGCTGTTACAAAGTTTCAAGGTTATGAGAATTTGCCTCTAGTTATGGGAGAAATACGCGCACAGTATGATAATAAAGATTCTCTGGCTATAAAAATAGAAGCAATGTTCCCAGATGGGCTTAACGATTTTCTTGTTAAACAAACAACAGATGAAAAATTTTTTGGCACAGATACAGTTAATCCTAATATTGCCAAAGATTTGCTACCATATGTTGAGTATTTAGTAGCAGGTAATGCTGGCAAAGATACGATTGAAACTTTAACAACAGCATTCTTTAAAGATTTGTATCCAGAAACTGAAGGTGTTGTTCAAGATTTTGAATTTGGAAACGTAAACAGATCGCGCCAAGCATTGTCTGCTGTATTCCCTAATAAGGATGATAGAATAGAGGTTGTTGGTTTTTTAAACAGATTAATATCTGACAAATATGGGATGCCTAATAAACGTTTTCATCTAACAAAATATGATTCTGACATTGTAGAAGGCCAAGGGCTTGTTGATTTACCTCCACAAGATAGATTGGTTTTAATGCCATTACAAGGCAGTGGAACTCCTATTGATAGCATGAGATACATGGTTGTAGAGCGTAGGTCTAATGGCATAATGGTTCCTTTTATAGCACCTGTAAGGGGTAGCTCTCCACAAGAAGTAAACGTTCCACAGCAAGTTATAATTGATGTAGCGCAGTTAAAAAGTGCTGTAGACTCAGACTTGCCAGAGCCTATTGATCCAAAACTGCTTGCTAAATTAGCCGCACAAAGAGCGTCAGGTAAGGTGGCAAAGCCAAAAAGCAGTGTTTCATTTTCATCTACACCAACAAAACCTTTAAGTCTTAAAGAGTTAAAAGAATTAGAGGCATCACAAAAAAATAAATGACAACTATATATAACAATGCTGGAAACATTCGCGCTGGTCAGGGTTATGCTGGTGAAACAGGTGAGTTTTACTATGATGCTAATGGTCAGCCATATGTAATATTTGACTCTCCAGAGATGGGTTTAAGAGCTTTGTTTGTTGATTTAAGATCAAAGTTAAATGAGTTTAATGGTGACATTGCTCAGATGATTACTAAGTATGCTCCACCATCTGATAACAACCCTACAGATAATTACATTAAATTTATTCAAGATAGAGTTGGCAGTGACAAAGCCGCAATAGATGACCTACCTAAAATTGTTTCTGGTGTTATTGACTTTGAAAACACATCTGAGATTGCCAGTTACTATAATAAACCAGAGCTACTGAACACAGCATTTAAGCTTTCTGCTGTTAATATGCCACAATCAACTAGACTTTCTCAAGCTTATGATCTTGCTAGCATATCAAGGCCAGTTGAATCACCATTAAATCAGTTATCTAATCAAGAGCTTGTAAGCGTGGCTCAAGAAAAAATTGATAAGTTTAGTTTGCCAGATAAAAGTGAGAGAGAGCCTGTTATTAATGCGGTAACACCAGAGCCAACTAAATCTGAACTAGCAACAGTTAAAGAAGTTAGGCCAGAAGGCCGATTAAAAAGAACTCCAGATCAAATCTACATGGAAGCTGCTGCAAAAACTATTGATCCATTTACGCACAACATTAGATTTTATGAAGAAGCTCAAGCAAAAGATGACGACCCATCAATAGGAGAATCTTTTGCCGCTTCTATTGGTTATACTTACGCTCCTATTATTGAGCATATGAAAAATAAAATTAATCATGGGGATGTTGTAGATAAAGATTACAATCCCTTAGAGGACATGAAGGGCTATGAAGAGTTCGGTAACGACTTGGTTCTAGCTCAAAACGCATTGCACATGCAGGATTTAAAAAGAGGCATTGATGAAAATCTTGCGCGTAGGCGCACACTTTCTAACACAGGTTTCTTTACTCATCTGTTTGTTGGGTTGGCTGACCCTATTAACCTTGTTGCGCTACCCTTTGGTGGCCCTGCTGTTGGTGTTTTTCGTTCTGGTTTAAGAGTTGGCTCTGGTGTAGCTGCTTTACAAGTTGGGCAAGAAGCTCTTCGCGCACCATTTGACCCTCTTAATACTGCCACTGAATCATTCATCAATGTTGGCACAGCTTTTGTTGCTGGCAACTTGTTGGGTGGTGCTATTGCAGTACCAGCTACACGCAGAGCTAAAGCTTATAAGGCAACAGAAGAAGCTGCTGGCAATCAGCAACTTAGCCTAGCACCTAGCATTGATTCCAGAAAACTAGAACCAACACCAGAGCGTCCATTTTCTCAAGTAACAGATCAAGATGTACAAGCTGTAGTAAGTGATGGGCCTAGAACAATACTAAGACTTAGACAGATGGCTGATGAAGCTGAGTCTAAGTTAAATGCAGAAAGACCTAATCTTTCTGAGTCTGAGATTGTTGATCTTGAAAACATTATAAAAAACAACAGAGATGCTGCTAATAAAGCAGATAACGATTACAATTTATTAAAAGCAGAGCAAGAAAAAAGACTAGAGTTAGGTGAAAGAAATTTTACAAGCGAAGATCAGAGCCTGCCTAAAAATTTATTTACAGATAGTTGGGCTTTTAAATTTGTAACAACGCCTATGAAACGTGTTTTGCAAAATCCAAATGCTCCAGCACTAGCTAAAGAAGTAATACTAGGTATAGCTGGTGACTCAGGCATACTGCTTAATTTGCACAAGAGAGGTTTTACTCTTGGCCCATCTGTTTATCAAAAGGCTGCTATGCGTGATGGTGAGTGGGTATCTGTCTATGACGATCTGAGGGGTCTGTATGGCGAAGAATACGGCACAGGCAAACAAACTATACTTGATTACAATACTGGAGATGTAGCAGCAAAAATTGGTGCAAAGATTACAGAAGACACTACAAATGTTAGCGGTATTACTAACAAGATTGCAGCTAAAATTAAAGCGCAGCCAGCACAAAANACATTTNTTGAGTGGATGACTGATGTAAACATTAAGCGCATGAAAGGTGAAGCCCCAGCTTCTAAAGCTGAAGCTACAGCTATGAGTCGTATTGATGAATACTACGCTCAGTGGGAAAAAAGATTAAAAGGCAGCGGTGTTATTGGCAGCACAGAATATTACAAGGGTCACTTGCCAAGGCTTGAGGCTGATTTGCTTTCTGTTGAAAACGCTATAGCCAAGCTTGAAGGAAAGGCTGTTTCAGAATTAAAGATAAGAGAAATTAATTTATTAAAATTAAAAGCTAACAAATTAAAAGATCAAATAGATGATGCTAATTTTCACATAGAGAACACAAGCAAAGCTTTGAGCATGCCAGCTAATGAAGATGTATTTAATCCTCGTTACTGGAATCAAGCTTATATTTTAAAAGATGGAAACAGAGACAGATTAAAAGCTATTTTGTCTTCTTGGTATCAAGCAAACCCATATATATACAAAGCTAAAATTAATTCTGTAACAGGAAAACAAGCTGGATGGGAGCGAGTAGAGTTAGACTCTAGCATTACAGCTACAAACAAGCGTGCTGATAATACTATTGATGAAATACTAGGGATTAAAGACCCAACAGATGTTAATGCTCAATACTTTGGTCATGGCAGATCAAAACATTTTAAACATCGCGGCATAGATATTCCAAACAAACTTGTTGTTGAGTTTATTGAAACTAATCCTGTTAATGTTATGAAGACATACACAGCTAAAGTTGCGCCTCAGTATGAGTTTATGAACAAGTTTAACAAAAGCATTGATGATTTGTTGGATGATGTAGAGCTTGGCATGCTTGCTGATGGCAAGATGAGTGGGAGTGAAATTAATGCTACGTTAAGAGACATACGTCATTTAAACGATAGAGTGCATGGCACAGTTATTCGTGAGCCAGATGCCTTAAACTATAAATCAGCTATAATATTAAAAGACTTAGCCATGTTAAATTACCTTGGTTCTGCTGGATTTTCTACGCTTCCAGACTTTGCTAAGATAATGATGGAACATGAGATGGGTACTGTATGGAAGTCTCTATTTGGTGTTATGAGCGACAACAGAGTTCGTATGAGTTCTGCTGAAGGACGCATTGCTGGTGAGATTATCGATATCCTAAAGGGTGACGCTCACATGCGCTTTACTGAGAACATGAAAAACAATCCATTAAATGATGGGTTTATGTCTAAAGTTCGCACTGGTTTCTTTATGCTTAATGGCGTTGCGCCAATGACTACTATCTTTAAAAAGATGGATGCCATTGCTAGAGGGCATACGTTAATTGATTACTCTATAAAATTAACTCAAGGCAAAGCAAGCTCAATGGAAGTAGCTTATTTAGCTAGATACAACATTGGTCTAGCTGAGGCTACTGCTATATCTAAAGCACCTTGGGAGCGTACAGAAGCTGGATTAATACTACCTAACTCAAGAGCGTGGGAAAATGCTATTGAGTTGCCAGAAACAACAGCAATTATAACTATAGGCGAAGGCAAGAAAATTGGAGACAGATATGTTCCAGCTTTCTTTAATGAAAAAAGCAATACAATTACTATAGATAAAACTTTTATATTAGATGACTTTAAGAACAAGCCTTGGACATCTCCAAAGCTTGATGGTGTAAAAGCACTACCAGAAAATCAATTTAAGAACCCAGAAGAATGGTATAATTTTGTTTTAACCCATGAAATTATGCACACAAAATTTAGACCAAAAAAGAATGAGCCTACATCTGCATACGAAAACAGAATCAATCAACTTGCTTTGTCTGAATTATCAAAACGCAAACAGATAAGCATGGATACTGTAGAAAATTTTCGTACTGCTATGAACTCAGGCATTATGAACACTGTTTTAATGGGTACACCAGCAGATAAACCTATTGCAGTTGATGGTGTATTTTATGTGCCAATGCATGTTGCTAGAAAATTTGGCATGAGTGAAGACAAAAAATTTAAAGGATACGCTAGGATTGAGAATGGTTTGTTAGGCATGCCATTCCAGTTTATGTCTTACAGTTTTGCAGCAGCAAACAAAATTACAGCGTCATTAGCGCAAGGTCAGATAAAAAACAGAACAGTAGCTATAACCGCATCTATGGGATT